CGACTCTGAAAGATGAGAAGTTGAAGATGAATAAGATTGAACAAGGCACACCTCGTCTATTTGACGTGGGTATGTTGGATATGAACCTGTTATCAAGACAATATTTTTTGGCTTTTAATGCCAATTTGTACAGTTTACATAACGAAAATTTTTCCGCTATTGGTATGGATCCTGAAAGTCATGAGTGGGCGCACATGATTGACTACTTAACACAAGTTTCGGATAAGGGCTTTGATGCAGATTTTGAATCGTGGGACAAACGCTTGCCTGCTCCATTTATATTAGCAGCTTGTGATATTATTAATGCTTGGTATGATGATGGGCCTGAAAATGCCAGGGTGCGTGAAGTGCTGTTCCATGATTTGGTGTTTTCAAAAGTCCTCATTTCTGATGCTTTGGTACAAACAGACCACGGAATGAAGTCAGGACATTCTTTAACAATTGTTGTCAACACTCTTGCGAACGTTTTGAAACACTTGTATGCTTGGTTAGTACTGCAACCAGGTGAGAAGGAGTTCAAGACGTTTGGCACTGATGTGAGATTGAAGGCTCTAGGAGATGATTGCCTACTGTTTGTTCATGAGCGTTCAAAAGAATTTTATAATTATGACTGCATCAAGAAGGTTTTTGAAGTTTTTGGAGACGTGGTCAAACCTGGTGATAAAGGTGATGCAAATTTCGTTGCTAGGAAACCTGAGATGCTGACCTTTTTGAAACGCTCAACTGTGTTGTTACCACAATTCCCGAAGAAGGTTGCACGGTTGGAATTAGTTTCCATTATGGAAATGATGAACTGGGTGAACAAGGAATTGGATCCAATTGATGCGTTGGAAGATAACATTGAAACCGCATTGCGCTTTTTGGTTTTTCATGGAAAAGATTTGTTCACAGTGATTCGCAAGCGTGTAATTTGCGCTATACAAAAACGCAACTTGAAAATTTTTGTTCCCACGTATGATGACTGTTTGCTTAAAGTGAGTCCGGCATTTGGTATCAATATACAAAAGGTACCTATGCGAGAAGCTTTGCTTCAAATGGAAACCATACCGTCTCCATCGCCTAATACAGTGGTGTTGGATAAC